GAAGTTTTCCAGACAGTCACGCATGAGTTCCTTGAAATTCCGTGTGTCGGGCGAGCGCATGAAGTCCATGAGGGGCTGCAAGATGATTTCGTCCGACACAACCCCCGTGAAGGGGCATTCGCAAGTGACGGAGATACGGCTCCTGCGTCTTTTCTTGCGGTCTTTCGTCCAATAGACCTTGGGCTTGTACAGCTCCGCATGGAAGTTGTTATAGAGGTAAGCCAGCAAGCGGACGCTCGAAAGCCTTTCGGTCTCCTCCTCGTGTCCGGTATGGAAACGGTAAGCGTATGTGCAACTGTCGTAACAGTAGTTGGTGCAGGCAATGCGGAAAAGGTTGCAGAAGGCTTCGAGCGTGTCGCAGTTCTCGGAAGCATACGGGTAATCGTTTCCCTTGGCAAGCCAGTCGGTATAGGCTTTTTGACGGGCTTCGTCCTCCAGTTCCGCAATGCCGAATAGTGTATAGGTTCTCTGTACGGTTCGCATAAGTTTGAAAATTTGAAAGTTTAAAAATCGGTTTCTTTGCGATCTTTCTTTTCCGCTACGGCTCACGAAAGAAAGTAGCGGGCGGATTTCTCCGCCCTGCCCTTTGTCTTTAGGCTGCAATCTCTTCGGGTTGCGGTTGTTCCTCGGGTTGCGTTACCTTGCGCTCCCTTGCCCGTTCCTGCACTAATAGGACGGCTTTCTTTTCCTCGATGCGCTGGTGACGTTTCTCGTACACCCCGTTGTACTCCCTTTCGATGTTGGCGAGTTCCTCCGGCATGTGCCTGCGTGCGAAGTCAAGCAAGAGGGTCGCCACGGTGTTGTTCCCGTACGCTCCCTTGAAGTTGGCTACAAGGAAGTCCCTGCGGATGATGGTCTTCATCTTTACCGTGAGGTTTCCGATAATCCCCATCTTGTCCTCGTCCGTGATATACGGCTTGTCTTCCGCAATCCCCACGGCTGCGAAGTGTTCCTCCCGGAGCGAGGACAGAAGGAAGAAGTACAGCATCGTGTCTTCATCGGCACTGAACTTGCCGCCCGTGATGTCGGCTTCGAGAATCTGTTTCTTGGTGTCCTCCACCGTGCGTTCGAGTGCGATTTCCTTATTGCGCTTGTCCTGCTTCTCCAATTTCTCCACGGGAGAGAGCGGTGCGGGTGCGGGCGTTCCGTCCGCTGTCTCGGTCTCTGTCACGTTCTCCACGTAACAGAATGTAATCTCCTTCTGCCCGATTTTGGCATAGACGGTGATTTCCCCCGCTCCGCTCCTGCGGGTGATTTCCTCCTCCTGCTCCATGTAGTCCGCCCATTGCTGCTCGTAGCGGGTGCGGGCTTCCCCGTAGCGTTCGGGGTCGTTGAAATTTTCGGCTTTGGGTTCTTTGGGGCAGCTTGGAAAGGCGGTGTACCTGTCAAGGGTCTCCACCTCGTAGCCCGAAGCGGTTAGCCGTTCTACTACCGTCTCGTTGGCGGTGTAGCAGTCACGGCAGAGCGACACCTCCGGCTGGTTCCGCATGATTTGCACAGCTCGCTCCATAAGGAAAGAGGCGTTCATCTCGGCAAGACACGTGCGGTTGGCGCAATGCCCGCACCCGCCGTCATGGAACAACAGCAAGTTATTGGTGTTGTGTGCGCACGTGGCGCACTCGGCCTTGTCGAAGTGGTAGTATTGCAGGTCGGTGGTGAAGTTCTGTTCAATGCGCCTTGCAACATCGGCGGCTTTCAGTCCCCGCCAACTGTTATACGTTCCCTCGTCCTGCAAATGTTTCTCGTACACCTCACGCTGAATGTCCTCCCCGTATCGGCAGATTTCAGCCGCCACGCTGATGGTGATTTCATCCGCATCCAAGAGGGCGGCGATTTCGGGGATAAGGGCGGTGAATTTCAGCCGTGTGCGGATGTAGTTCTCGTTCTTTCCGAAGAGTACCGCCAAGGTCTGCACGGTGTGGCGTCCGCTCTCGATAAGCCGCTGATAGGCTGCGGCTTCCTCCACGGGTGTCACGTCCTTGCGCTGCAAGTTCTCAGTAATCGCCATTTCCTCGGCTTCCTCGTCCGACAACTCGGAAACGATTGCGGGAATTTCGTCCCTGCCCGCAATGACGGACGCACGGTAACGGCGTTCCCCGAAAACAATCCCGTAACGGTCTGTCCCGTCAACGGGGCGCACGGTGATGGGCTGCAACACACCCTGCCGCTTGATGCTCTCGGCAAGCTCGTAAAGGCTCGTTTCATCGAAACGCTTGCGTGGGTTGAAACCGCTCGGCTGAATGTTTGCCAATGCTACCATCGTGATGTTTCTCTCTGCTGCTGATTGATTTGCTTTTGTCTTCATAATCCGTTTGTTTTTAAGTTGATTGTTTATTCTTGTTCTTTTTGATAATTTTTTCCGGTCGGGAAATCGGTTTCTTTGCTATCTTTCTTTCCCCGCTCCGGCTCACGAAAGAAAGTAGCGGGCGGAAAGTCCGCCCTTGCGGCTTACCTGCGGTTATAGCACACGTTCGCGAACTTCTTTTTCTGCTCTACCGCCCGTTTGAGGATGTAGAACGTGCCGCCCACGGCTACCGAATCGTAATAGACCATCAGAAAAGCGGAGTTTTCCAAAAGGTAGTCGTTACGGCGTAGGAAACAGCCCTCGGTATATCCGTCCTGCAAGGTTACCACTTCATCGGCTTGCGCCAAAATGGTGTCATAACGCCGCTTGTCGGCCTGGGTGTACCGCTCGGCTTGTCCCTTGAAGGGGAGAACGCATTTCAAATGGATATGCGGGTATTCCTTTTTGAGGTTCAAGACTTCCTCTGCTGCGATAAGGTCGAAGCCCTCGCACATTCCCGACAAAAAGGTATGGTAGCCTTTTTTGATACAATAACTCTCGATGGCTACAAATGTATCGAACGCCACCTCTCTAAAGAGTTCCGTGAACTTGGCTATACGGTTGGTGCGGTGTCCCGAAAAGGCTACCGTCTTTTCTTTCGTAACGGGTGTTCCGTTTTCTGCCAATGTCCTTGTTTCCATATTGATATTTTTTTATCGGTTATTACTTGCCTTCTTCCTGCCACAAACCACGCTCTTTATCAAAATCAATGTCGTAGTAGTAGGCTGTCTTTGTTTTGGGCTTCCAAAACCTTGTACCCTTTTCGGGTGGCTGCCACGACCACGCAAGTGAGGTACGGCAGATACTTGTGTTTAAACTTCTTTCCTTCCATGATTCAGATGATTAAAAGAATGATTATCAAGATGAACATGAAGCCGACAAACAACCGCCACGCAAGGGCGAAAACAAGCCGTGCCACGAAGCCTAACAGAAGCAAAGTAGCGGATAGGGCAAAAAACTGCCCTGCGGTGGTGGTGAGGAAGTACACCGCCGAAGCCCAAAGGATTAGGCGGTAAACCAGTCTGTAAATGAATGTCGTTTTCATGTTCTCGGGTATTGTCGGGCGGAGGAATCCGCCCGTGGTTGTTTAATAGTTTCCTTTCGGGATATAGCGGTTATCGGCTATCAGCCGGAACGTGTCGTAATCAGCCGTTCCCCGATAACTTAGGGACAGTTCAAAATAGAGGTGTCCTTCCTCTATGTAGAAAGTGAAGCGCAAGCCGTTGCGGATTATCGTCCCTTTTGAATGGTTGTTCCCTTCCCATCTTACGGGTTCATTCTCGATACTTTTCAAGAAATCGGCGACCTTTTTCGAGTTCTCCACATTTTCTTGCTCCACCTGCCTGTATATCTGCGTGTAGTAGTTTATCCAATCGTTTATTTTCTTGGCGGTGAACACGCCGATATTGCACGGCTTTTCGTATTGGTTGCCCGCCCTTTCGATGTCGTAGCGGTTGACATATTCAAAATGCTCCATGTCGGCGGCTATCCTGTATTTGTTCTCTTTGTATATCTTGCACACATGGAAACGGATGCCGTTATACGTGAACTCTATGCGCACGCCGTAAAATGCGGGATATTCACCGCTCTCCACGTGGTAGCCGTATTCCGCTTGGGGTATGTACTTCCTTATCTCCTGCATGAGTGGAGACAGCTCTTTTTTCGCCCGTTCCGCTCTTTCGGTAAACATCGCATTAACGTTAAAGCCGTTAAATTCCTTTTCTGATAATGTTTTCATCGTCTTATGTCTTTAAGTGGGGCGGATTGCTCCGCCCGTTGGTTTATACTCTTGTTCCTTTGTTGTCCCGCTTAGGCTGCTGCGGGTTCGTTTACCGGTTCGGTTACCTTGTCGGCAATCATCTTCGCCGCCTTGTTCACGTCCCCCAATATCTCCACCAAAAAGGCGGGTTCCTCCCTTAGCTTGGTGAGCCAGTGTTTCAGATAGGCGGCGTTGTTCTCCTGCGGTGCGGTTGCGTAGCCGAAGAACGCACCGCAAAGGGCTGCGGTAAGTTCGGCGACAAGTTCCTCACGGGCATAGAGCGCATCCCCGAAGAAGCAGCCGAACGTGCGGTTCAGTCGCTGGGGGCTTCCCGTGCTGTGCGCCATCTCGTGCAGGAGCGTGCCGTAAAACTCCGCTCCCTGCGGGAACTGCTCACGCTGCGGGCAAACGATATGGTCGGAAGAGGGCGAATAGTAGGCACTGTCCGAATACTGCACCTTGATAGGGCAATACCAATTTTGCAGATAGACAAGCTCGTCCAACGCCTCGTAAATCATTCTGTCCGAATAGTCTTCGGGCTGCTCTCCCTTTTTCATGCGCTCGTAGCGTTCGGGGTATTTCCCTGCAAAATCGGTCTGGTCGATGTTGAAGACGTTGTAATACTTCATCTGCGGGATGACCTTGTAATTTTCCTGCTCGGTTGCGGGCAGCTTGCGGTATTCCTCGTACTTGATTGTCTTTTTCGTCTCCTTGTGTACCACGAACTTGAACCAATAATAGACGGGAAACGATCGTGCGCCCTTGCTGACGCTCAAGTCCTCTTCCTTCGCTTGGTTGAACGTGAGGAACACGGGCAAAGTGAATTTCATGAACTCGGTGTAGAACAATAACATCAAGACATTGCCGCCATTATAGAGCGTCCCTCTGATGTTGCGGGGCAAACCTTGTTCAAGGCTCGTTATCCACGGTTTTTGCCAATCCGTTTTCAGGCACTCGATTTTCTTTATCAATAACTCGGTGAACATCGGTGCAATTTTTTCGATGGTGCTGTTCGTTGTTGCCATAACTCACAAATTTTAATCGTTATTACTCTGTTTTCATCGCTTGTCGCCCCAACCAATTTTTTTCCCTTGGCTGATTGGGAAGAACATTGACAATCATTGATAGCGGAAAAGGTGAATTGCAATCATCTGAAAAAATGGTAAATACTACCCGCAGGGTGGAGATTTGGCATTTTTTGCGGATTTGCTTTCACCTCCGCCTACCTTCGTCAATGTTTTCCCTATCAGCTTAGGGAAAAAATGCCCTGTCAGTCATTCCAGTCAATGGTCAGTTACTTGCCGGGTGCGGGAAAAAGAAGCCTTCCGGAGAGCCGGGAACGCCCGTTTCCCGAGGCAAGGACATACGTGCGGGAGAAGTATATGGGAAGACGGTCAGCTTCCGGCTGCCGGACAAACACCGGGGAACTCTTTTGGGCGGGACGGGGCACAGGAAGTTTCGGCGATAGCCGAAGCCCCGTGTTCCGTTTGTCCTTCCGCCCCGATGTCCGGTTTCGGCCATGCAGCCTCACTGAGTGGTCGGCAGCGGACGCCGGGACGGGACAGCCCGTGCGCCAAGGTGTAAGCGCAAGACAGTGAAAACCCTTTCACCCACGTTAGGGATTGCAGGGGAAAGCCCACAGCATAGCGAGGACTTGCAGCGGAAAGCCCGACCCGAAGGGGAACGCTCCGACAATCATCTGGAAACACGAATTGACCGTAATAACTTATTTCTTAAAAGTTATCAGAATTATGCCTCTTTTCCGTAATTTTGAAACCTCTAATGAACATGGCTATGAATAGAAACATACTCACCTTTTTAAATGAATATGCGGAAATATCCGATCCGCAATATGCCATCATGCTGCGAGGTGCCTGGGGATGCGGCAAAACGTTTTTTATCCGCCAATGGATAAAGCAACTGAAAAACGATAAAGATGCGGACAAGTTAAAATGGCGGCCCATATATGTGTCTTTATATGGTTTGACCACTACCCAGCAAATCACAGAACAAGTCAACAAGGAAATATCCCCGTGGCTGTACAGCAAGGGAATGAAACTTGCCAAGAATATATTAAAAGCCGCCTCGAAAATCGCTTTGAAATATGACATCGACGGTGACGGAAAGGATGAAGGGAGTGTAACCTGTGACTTGGACTCCATTTTGTTGTTGAAAGAAGAAAATTCCGAAATAAAAGGAAACAAGATTCTGATTTTTGACGACCTTGAAAGATGTGATGTAAAACTGGAAACCTTGTTGGGATACATCAATTACTTTTCGGAACATTGTAAATGCAAGGTCATCATCATTGGCGATGAGAACAAGATTTCCGAAAAAGAGGACGATAAGTGCAAGTTGAAATTCAAGGATTTCAAGGAAAAGACTATCGGGCGCACTTTTGAGATCAAATTAAATATAGGGGAGACACTCGATTTCTTCATTGGCGAGATATCCACCAACAACAGGAACCTCTTGTCTGAGAACAAAGAGCTTATCATCAAGATATTCCATGCCTCTAAATTCGATAATTTAAGAGTCCTGCGGCAATGTCTAAACGATTATCACAGGATAGCCATGGCTTTGCCGGAGCATTATCATAAATCTCCCAAGTACAAACTTGTCATAACATCGTTGTTGGCAAATTTTGTCGCCGTTTACTGCGAGTATAAGGGTGGGAATACTCGGATCGGAAGCCTATTCAACAGCCTGTATGACATGTTCCCGGATAAAGAGAAAGATGAGGAGCGTGAAAAAATCCTCTCCAAATACCGTTTTATAGAGATAGGTAAACAGTTGGATATTTTTGATAGATTCATCGTTAATGAAATTGTCTGCTATCTGGAAAGCGGGTATTTTGACACGACCTACCTGCAACAATATTTTGCAGCCGAAGACGCAAGTTTGAACAGTTGGGATTACCTGTACGACTATTGGAGACTGGATAACGGGGAATACGAGAAACACTACGGGGAAACGGTACGATATTACTTTGCGGATGAAAGCGTTGATCTAAAAGAATTGTTTGTCATTATATCTGTACTATCGGTTTTATATAGCGACAACCTTGTTCACGTATCCGAGGAAGACATCATAGCCCAAGGCAAGCACTCCATAGACAGGCTGATGGAAGGTATCAGCGACATGGAGGGTTTGTTGAATTGTAACTCAAAGGTACATGCGGGTACAAGAAGGAATCATTCTAATATTGGTTCAGATCGAATTTTGAATGGACTGGTTGCGTATTTTCAAAAACTATTCGGGCAAAGATTGAAGAAATGCCCTAATAAAGTGTCTGTCATGCTGGAAAATCTGACGGATGAAACTTGCGAACGCCTGAATCCGGCATTGAATGATGTAGTCCCGGTCAAACAGCGTCTTTATAGGGATACTTCAATATTCCAAGAGGCTGATGCGGATAAGGTTTCAAAAAGTATTTTGGGATTGTCCAACGAATCACGTAACACCTTTCTGCATTTTTTACAGTTCCGTTATAAATATACCTCTTGGGGCAGTGAAATAGAACACTTGAGCAAATATTGTCAATCAGATTTGCCACAACTAAAATTAATCAATGAAAGACTAAAGGCAGAAGCGGCAAACAGGAGATTGATAGAAAAGTATTCCATTGAGAAGATCACGAACCTGATAGATGAAATTACCGCAAAAGTAAAATAACTATTCCAGTCCGTTTTCGAAAGAGATGGCTTTGACAAGGGGCAAGCCGGTGACGAAATTTGCCCCGTGCCCCATCAACTTGCATCGTGGCTGGATGAGGGTGAAGTCGGTGCGTAGTACACATTTTCCTTTGAACCATCCGGAATTGGTGCTATGGATTCCGTTCTCGTGCGTACCCTTGAACTGGGTACGTTTATGTAGGACTTTTCCCCGCCTTTCATCGTTTGGGGTACGACAAGGCTACGAACGTGAAGCAAAACGCTGACAAGCTATACGGTTTTGATACATAGTTTTATATGAATCCATATATTTGCAGGGAAGTATAATGAAAAATGTATCAGAACGATGGAAATAGTAAGTATTGAAAAGAAGACCTTTGAGGAGATGAAGGAGCGGTTCGGCTGCTTCTCACGGCACGTGAAGGAACTTTGCGCCCGTTACCGCCCGCCCGGGAAGATGAACTGGATGGACGGGGCGGACGTGTGCGAGAAACTGGGGATCAGTAAACGGACGTTGCAGACCTACCGTGACCGGGGACTGCTGCCGTACAGCCAGATCAACCATAAGATTTACTACCGGACGGAGGACGTGGAGGTATTCGTGGAATCCATGAGCCGGGAAATAATGGAGGACGAGTGACATGGAAGTGATAACAAAAGACACGGAAGAGGTACGTGCGTACTTCGAGGCTCTGGAAGAGGGCATGAGGTATATTGATACGGTGACGGCGCATTTCCGTCCGGCGATGAACGGCGAGGTCTATTTCACGGGTGAGGATGTGTGCAGAATGTTACATATCACGTCAAGGACGTTGCAGGGCTACCGCACACAACGGTTGATCCCGTACATATCGCTGCCAGGCAAGACGCTTTACCGCCAGTCGGATCTGCTGCGTATGCTGGAAGAAAATTACGTGGACATGAGACAAAAGCGCAAACGGGGGAAAAGTCCAACATAAACGCACGGGGATATACATCGGAAAATGCAGCAAAGGCAGGAGCACTGTATCGGGGTTCCTGCCTTTGCCGTGTTTCGCATGGAGAAAGGTGTCAAGCCGTTTCCCGGAGGGACCGGTGCACCTGTTTCCTGCCTTGCTTCCTGTCCCTTTTCTCCAGTACGCTCCGCTGCATGGCGGCGAGGTTGCCAAAGATTGCCCGGAAATCTGAACTTACCATCTTGTTGGTTACTTCAGCGTAGATCTGCGTGGTGCTGATGTGCTTGTGACCGAGTATCTTGGAGAGCGCCTCTATCGTGCCGCCGTTGCAGAGATAGACGGTCGTGGCGAAGGTGTGGCGGCTCAGGTGGAATCCGATCTCCTTGCTGATGCCGCAGGCTTTGGCTATCTGTTTGAGATGCTTGTTGCATGTACCGTTAGAGGGCATGGGAAATACGAAATCGCCTCCGGCAAGTCCCTTGTACCTTTCTATCAGTTCCTTGGCTATTTCCATAAGGGGAACGTTGCTCGACACACGGGTCTTGGTGCGTCGGGTTATGATCCACTCCTCGCCGTCGAAGTCCATGCGCTGGATCTTGTCATGGGTGAGTGTCTTTATATCAATGTAGCTAAGTCCGGTGAAGCACCCGAAGAGGAACATGTCACGTACGAGGTTGGTCTGTTTTTTCACGAACACGGCGTTAGCCAGGGTGCGCAGTTCCTCTTCCGTGAGGTAGCCCCGGTCTGTCTCCTGCATTTCAAGGCTGTACTCACCGAAAGGGTCGGAACGGACGATACCACGCCGCCATGCCTTGTCTGTCAGGCTGAGCAGTGGCATGGTGTATATCCAAAGAGTGTTGTCACTCAATCCCTTTTCCACGCGCAGGTACTTATCGAAATCGGTGATAATCTCCTTTGTCAGTTCCTTGTAAGCCATATCGGTTCGTTTCTTCTTCTCCCAAAGGAAGGTGGCAAAATGGTTGTACACGGCCAAGTACTTGTTGTAAGTGGATTTGGCACGCTGTCCTTTCTCCACCATCGCCTCAAATTCCCGGTTCATGTTCTCGAAATCTTTCAGGATGCAGTTTTCCATCACACCGATACCCAGAAAGGCGTTACGCAGCTTTTCGGCGGTGACAAAATCCTCTTCCCGGAGGATGCGGTGATAGTGGTTGGTAAGCCGGGCACTGACTTCTTTGAGCTGCCCGTTTATCTCTGTCGCCTCGGCGGACTTGCCTTTTGCCTTACCATTCTCCCATAAATCCGGCGTAACGAATAGTTTGGTTCCCAATGCTTTGTCATCCCCATCAATGGAGATCTTCACCATGATGGGGGCTTTTCCGTCCCGGTTTCTCACTGCCGATCTCTTGAAATAGAAAAATCCTCGATAGAAGCCACACGAAGCCAACGGAGGACAACTATTTAACAGATAGTGATTTATGCGGTATTTCTCATAGCTTTGCAGAATAGGCAAAAAAGCAAAATTACGCGGATTGCAGAAATAGTTAGGTTTCCAAATCGTAACCCCGACAAACCTGCATTTTTAACAACCCAATACTGATTTTGCGCTGTTCTGCAGAGGTTTGCTTTCAGCCATTTGGCGCATGTGAAACTAATTTTGCAACCAAAAAAGCAGACAGTATGAGAGCGACATTCAAAGTGCTGTTCTTCGTGAACAGGAGCAAGGAGAAAAACGGTATTGTTCCCATCATGGGACGGGTGACAATCAACGGGACGCAGGCGCAGTTCAGCTGCAAGTATTCCGTTGCGGTGGAGTTATGGGACACCAAAGCCAACAAGGTGAAAGGAAAAAGCAAGGAGGCTCGGGACATCAACTTTGCCCTTGACAACATCAAGGCGCAAATCATCAAGCACTACCAGCGCATTTCCGACCGTGAGGCTTTCGTGACGGCGGAAATGGTACGCAATGCTTATCAGGGCATCGGTACGGAGTATGAAACGCTGCTCCGTGCCTTCGACAAGCATAATGCAGACTTCGCCAGACGTGTGGGCAAGGACAGGACAAAGGAAACCTTATACAAGCATACCATATCCCGCACCCATGTGGCTAACTTCATCAAGTATTACTACAAGCGGAACGACATCGGCATGAACGAACTCACAGAGGATTTTCTGAACCAGTACTGCATCTATCTCCGCAATGAAGTGGGTGTGCAACAATCCACAATCAGACTGTATTGTGCTCCGCTGAGGTCTATCGTGACCCATGCACACAAGAATGGTCTGATACCGAGAGACCCGTTTGCCAACTGTTATGTCAGCGGCGGCACAAAGGAGCGAGAATTTCTAACGGAGAAAGAAGTGCAGACGCTCATGTCGCACCGTTTCGATGACCCTGCAATGACGGTTGTCAGGGATATTTTCATCTTCGGATGCCTGACGGGAATATCGTTCATCGACATCAAGAACCTCACTACCGACAACCTTGTCACTATAAACGGCAGCCTGTGGATTTCATCGGTACGGCAAAAGACGAATATCCCCTTCCGTGTGAAGCTGATGGAGAGTGCATGTAAAATCATAGACCGTTACGAACCGTTCCGCAGAGGAAAACGCCTGTTCAATTTCTATCGGAACGGCTGGACGAATGTTCTGCTGAAACAGATTGCAGCGGAATGTGGGATAAACAAGCATCTGACCTTCCACATGAGCCGCCACTCGTATGCGGTGATGGCTATTTCGAACGGTATGCCGATAGAGAGCGTGAGCAAGGTGCTGGGGCATACGAAGATTACCACCACACAGCATTACGCCAAGATAACCACGGAAAAGCTGGACAAGGATTTTTCCATGCTGGAAAGCAAAATTAGCGACAAGATGAAACTTGTATGAACTTGAAAGCATGAGTATGGAAAGGGTTATCATAACCACAACAGAATATGGTAAGGTAATACTGCCTGATATACCGAATGAAAATGTTTGGATGTCTGAACCGGAATTGGTGGAGCTGTTCGGGGTAATCGCCCCGACACTCCGTGCCGCTGTCAGAGCCGTGTATAAAAGCGGTGTCCTGAAAGAATACGAGGTGCAGAAATATGTTTGCTTGGAAAACGGTTGTTATGCCGATGTGTTCGGCTTTCCGATGATAGCGGCACTCGCTTTCCGTATCAACAGCTTAGGTGCGGAACAGGTGCGCAAAGCCATATTTGAAAGGCTGTACTTGCGAAAAGAGAAAACAAGCATCTTCTTTTCGCTGGTATCCAACAATATGGATTCATTTAATTATCAGGCGTAAAGCCTATTAAGATGGCGACATGAAGTAGTTAAATCTATGTGTATTCCCATTGTCAATAATGTATTTATACGGATAACCACATAGGTGTGTTGCCATTCATTCGTATTAATGTATTTATATTCAGTCCCGAAGAATCAACTGTTTCAGACCTGCTTCTTCGGGATTTTTTGTTTTTACATCTGTTTTCAACCACGAACCATTGATTTTCCTGTCTCGATTCGCTTTTTTCTGCGTTCTGCTGCGTTTTGCTTAATAGGCTGTCCGATAATTGATTATACTTTTGTGGCTGACATTTTATCAAACTAAAATCGAATAATATGACAGCCAAAGAAGAAAAAGACAGCCAGCGACCGCCATCGGACAGCGTCATGGCAAAGGAGGAGTTTATCCGTGTGGGTACGACCCTCTACAAGTTAGTGAACCAGCCCCGACTGAACGGAGGCTATGTGAAGAAGCGTATCGTATGGAACAACGAGACGCTGCGGCAGGACTATGGCAGGGACTATCTCGCTACGGTGCCGAAGTATGACGGCTTCTGCACCGTACCCGAACACGCCAGGTATCAGCCTGTAATCGGCAAGTTCCTGAACCTCTATGAGCCGATAGACCACAGACCGGAAGAGGGCGATTTCACGCATATCCAATCTTTGGTACGGCACATCTTCGGGGAACAGTACGAATTGGGCATGGACTACTTGCAGCTGCTCTATCTGCATCCCGTCCAGAAGTTGCCCATCCTGCTGTTGGTATCGGAGGAGCGCAACACCGGCAAAAGCACGTTCCTTAACTTTCTGAAAGCCCTGTTTCAAAACAATGTCACATTCAACACCAACGAGGATTTCCGCAGCCAGTTCAATTCAGACTGGGCAGGCAAGCTGCTTATCCTCGTGGACGAGGTGCTGCTCAACCGCAGGGAAGACAGCGAGCGGTTGAAGAATCTCAGCACCACGCTCTCCTACAAGATGGAAGCCAAAGGCAAAGACCGTGACGAGATAGCTTTCTTTGCCAAATTCGTGTTGTGTTCCAACAATGAGTATCTGCCAGTCATCATCGACGCAGGGGAAACACGTTATTGGGTGCGTAAGATAGACCGCCTGCAGTCCGATGATACCGACTTCCTGCAAAAGCTGAAAGCGGAGATACCCGCCTTTCTCCATTTCCTGCAACGCAGAAACCTATCCACCGAAAAAGAGAGCCGTATGTGGTTTGCTCCATCGCTTCTGCATACCGAAGCCTTGCGTAAGATTATCCGCAGCAACCGCAATCGGTTGGAGATAGAGATACACGAACTTATCCTTGACATCATGGAAAGTGTCGGCACAGACACATTTTCCTTCTGCCCGAATGATATTCTTGTGCTGTTGGTAAACACGCAGGTCAAAGCGGAAAAGCACCAAGTGAGAAAGGTATTGCAGGAGTGCTGGAAACTGACGCCTGCGCCCAACGGTCTGACATATACCACCTACCAGTTGAACTACAATCGGGAATGTCGGTATGAGCCGATAAGGAGGGTGGGACGCTATTACACCATCACAAGGGAACAGCTTGAATCCCTGTAATTCTATTATTTTTTTGTTGAATTGATGAATAGGAATATAACTATGCTGATAACAAGCGATATACACTCTCAACAAAATCTCAACACTCCAAAAGAGAAGTTGAGGATAACACACCGTCCGACTGTTGATTTCTCTTTTGGCGAGTGGTTTGTTGAGAAGCCGTTGAGGAAGTATAATACTGTATATAAGGATATTAAACTATCCATTCATCAAATCAACGTTTTTCCAACCATCATCAACCCCACTATAATACTAAACCAATTAAAAGACTGAAATATGAACATCCAAGATGCAAAACAAATCAAGATTGCAGACTACCTGCAAAGTCTGGGCTACTCGCCCGTGAAACAGCAAAGCGGCAGCCTGTGGTATAAATCCCCGTTCCGCCGGGAAACGGAAGCATCGTTCAAGGTGAACACCGACCGTAACCTGTGGTTCGATTACGGGCTGGGTAGAGGCGGCAACATCATCACTTTGGCACAGGAACTATATGGCTCGGATTATGTTCCCTATTTGCTCGACAGGATTGCGGAACAGGCACCGCACATCCGACCTGTATCTTTCTCTTTTCGCCGGCAACCATACGAGCCGAGTTTCCAACATTTGGAGGTACGGGAACTTTCGCATCCGGCATTACTGCGCTACTTGCAGGAACGTGGGATAAACACAGCTCTTGCAAAGCCGGAGTGCAAGGAACTGCATTTTATCAACAACGGCAAGCCTTATTTCGCTATCGGCTTCCCTAATGTGGCAGGAGGCTACGAGGTGCGCAACCGATTCTTCAAAGGCTGCATAGCACCGAAGGACATCAGCCATATCCGGCAGCGGGGAGAGCGGCGAGAAAAATGCCTCGTGTTCGAGGGCATGACGGACTATCTTTCATTTCTCACGTTACGGATGAAGAACTGCCCGACCATGCCTGACCTTGACAGGCAGGATTACGTTGTCCTCAATTCGGTTTCCAATGTTTCCAAAGCCATAGATACGCTGCACGGATATGAGCGCATCCACTGCCTGCTCGACAATGACGAGGCAGGGATAAGGGCATATCAGGAACTGAGAAAAGAGTTTTCCGGACGCCTCCGTGACTTCTCCGACAATTACAGGGGCTACAAGGATTTGAACGATTACCTGTGCGGTAAGCCTTTGTCCCAATCGGCAGAGCCGATGAAGCAGGAGCCGCAAGTCCAATCCGCAAGGCGGATAATGCAGCCACCGAAGAAGCGAGGGCTGAAAATGTAGGGAGAGGGACTCAGCAGCCGCACGGATATTTACCGGCGGAAAATACCATAGCTTATTAGGGAATTTTTCCGAACCGCATTGCAAGCAACGCTGAAAATTCCCCAATAAGCCAAAGAGGTTGCACCTCTCTGGACTCTCCCGACCAACGGCAGAAGCCGTACAAAAGCAATCATCAATCATTGTTTCACAAACTAAAAAAGAAGTCATATATGAGCTACGCAGTATTACACATGGAGAAAACAAGCGGAACGGATGCCGCCATGTCAGCGCACATAGAGCGCACCATCCGACCGAAGAATGCGGATGCAGGCAGGACGCATCTCAATCGGGAATTGATAAGTTTTCCTGACGGTATTGAAAACAGGACACAGGCTATACAGCACCGGTTGGACACCGCAGGACTGACACGCAAAATCGGCAACAATCAAGTGAGGGCAATCCGTATCCTGCTTACGGGAACCCACGAGGATATGGAACGTATCACCAATGATGGGAGGCTTGATGAATGGTGTAGCGACAATCTGAAATACCTCGCTGACACATTCGGCAAGGAGAATATCGTGTCGGCAGTCCTGCACATGGACGAGCAGACACCGCACATACATGCTACACTTGTTCCCATTGTCAGAGGAGAACGCAAACGCAAGAAGAAGGAGGAACAGGTGAAGAAGCGATACCGCAAGAAACCGACAGACACAGTCCGATTGTGTGCCGATGATATAATGACACGTACCAAACTCAAATCCTATCAGGACACATACGCCCAAGCCATGAGCAGATACGGATTGCAACGTGGCATAGACGGTTCTGAAGCGAAGCACATTTCCACACGGCAGTATTATCGTGATTTGGTGCAACAGACAGAGCAGTTACAGACAGATATAGAGCAACTTCAAGACCGCAGGGAAACGGCACAGGAGGAACTCAGACGGGCGAAAAGGGAGATACAGACTGAAAAGCTGAAAGGTGCGGCAACAACCGCAGCTGCCAACATCGCCGAGAGTGTCGGCTCTCTTTTCGGCAGCAATAAAGTCAGGACATTGGAGAGGGAGAACAGGAATCTGCATGAGCGTATATTTGAGCTTGAAGAAGAAGCCCGACAAAGGGAACAGCAACAGGCAAAGCGCATACAGGAGATAACGGATGCATATGAACAGCGGCATCGCAAGCTGTCAGAGTTCGTGAATTTCGTCAAACGCTATTTCCCGTATGTTGAAAAGCTGATGCCGACAATAAAGTTCTTGCGTGACACTCTGAATTTTGGCGATGGGCTTATCAGGAAACTGTGTGCATTCAAGGACGTTTCAATTAAAGGCGACCTTTATTCTCCCGAGTTCAGGCAGCACTTTAAGGCTGACGGTGCGGTTTGCTCTCTCAAACAGAATACGGAAGGTAATTTCGATTTCAAGATAGACGGAGTTTCGCATGTAAGTTGGTTCAGACGCAGGAAAGATGAGTTTATGGAAGCGTTGGGATTGCCGACAAGGAAACAAAACAGGGGTATTCAGTTGTAAATCAAATAAAGTCCGTGATAGTTGAATGCCATATCACGGATTTTTTGTACTTTTGCACTTGGATTGAGGTGACTCTTTCCAAGACATATTGCTCAATAGCTTCACAATCACCACCGCAAGTAAAAGAGCAAATCATCAATATTGGGACTGCACCCATACGGGCGCAGGCATCCCATATTTGATGATGGTTTGTGGTGAACCGTGAAGCGTATGGCGTATGTCTGCGCTTTTTTGTAACTAAAAAACAAAGAATATGAGAAGAATATTATTAGGAGCTTTGCTCGTTACATTGTTTGCATCATGCAGCAAATCGCTGGAAGATAAGGCGAACACATTGATAGAAGAGGATATAAAGAAAACATTGTATCATCCTGAAACGTACGACCCGGCGGAAACTCAGGTTGATAGCGCATTTACTCCTTTTGATGATCCTGTATTTTATGAAAAGACAATACAATTATGCAAAATAGGGATGTCTATTGATGAATATGACAGAAAGATGAAGAGTGCAAAATCTTCAATGTCTATTTGGAGCGGACCATACCAATCTGCTTATAGCAAGAATGAATATCAAGAAGCAAAAGATGAATATGACGAGAACGCACAGAATAAAAAAAATGCGGAGAAAAAAGCAAAGAAACTTGCAGACGAACTGAAAACCATGCTGGATAAAGAACAGTTGTTTATAGGTTTTAAAGCTCGACATCGTTTTCGTGCTAACAACAATGCTGGGCAAATCGTTTTCGGGGAAATGAAGTATCTGTTTGACAAGGACATGAACAAGATTGTAGCATCATACGACATGGATGATGACGAATATAAGACCGTGCAAATTGTTTATAAGCAGATGCTTGGCGAAGATGTTCAGATTGAGGGCGAAAATTTCGATGATGACGAAGTATTGGAAGAATAA